TGCGCCTGGGTGCTGGCCCACCTTGCCGGGTTCTACGGACAGAACGATTGCCGAGTTATTCTGGAGATATCCGGTCCCGGGACGGCTGTGTGGCAGGAATTGCAGCAACTCCGCTCGCGAGTGAACGAAATCCGGCCGAATGACGATCGATCGGACCTCCGCAACGTGTTCAAGGGGATGCGGGAGTTCCTTTATCGCAAGCCGGACAACGTTTCCGGCGGTGACTTGGCGTTTCATTGGAAGATGACTCACGATTTGAAGCTTGCGTTGATGGCCAAGTTCAAGGATTCGTTCGAATTAGGGCGTCTTATCCCGAGATCGGTGGCGTTGCTCGATGAAATGCGGCACATCGTGAATGATGAGGGGCACATTGCTGCGGAGGGGGCTCACAAGGATGACCGGGTGATAGCCGCTGCGCTGGCGCACGAGGCATGGCGGGCTTGGGGCATCCCGGTTTTGCGGGCCAAAGGCATGACTCGGGCTCGAGCCGCGGAGATCGAGGCTCAGGGCGGTGAAAAGCCGGTCGATAAGATCATTGTGGACTACCTACGCAAGCAGAACATCTCGGCCGATGCGCCTGCGCACATTCGCCAGCCATGGGAGCTATGATCCCATGGGAACTCCCGCCCCGATGACGCCCGCCCCTATGACTCCGGCGCAGATTACTCGCGCTATTTGCATGCGCCGCTATGCCTGGGGCAAGTCGCCTCAGCAGATTGCGGATGAAAGCGGCCTGGCGGTTGCCCGAATTGTTGATGTTATCGCCGGCCGGCCCTTCTCTGAGGCGGTGAAGGCCAGACTTGAGGGGTATATCCGCACGCCGGCCGGTCCGAGTTCCCTCATTCAGGACAATGACAAGGGCAAGAAGGTCACGTCGATGCGGTTTTTCCTGCTTCGCAGGATCATCAAGCTAGCCCGCATCGGCAAGCAATTCGGTATCGTCACCAATACGGGGCGGACCAAGGAGATGGATGAGGGTGCGATCAGAACTTATTTCTACTGGCTGGATGATACGGTGAAGACTGCGATCATGAAGCGGTGGCCGAGGGAGTCCTTGAAATACAAATTAGCTGATTCTGCGCCCGCCTGGGAGTGGATCGAGCGTCTTGAAAAGCTGCAGAATGCACAAAGACCGAACTCCGGAGAAACTACGCAAAGATGCCATAGCTCGCAAGGGAATGTCTAAGCCCGCTACGCGGGGCTACCAGTATCAGCCGCTGGTGTTTGCGAGCGGCATCGTGTGCCGCATCAGCAGCTCAAGCTCGTGGTGTTTGATCCGTCACTCCAGGGCGCGCATGTGGGTGTACTGGGCCTATGGCGTGCTGCCTCCCGGTCTGCGGCGGGACAGGACGGTAGTCTTCATCGGCCGGCTGCGGACCTACAATGTCGGGGAGATTTTTGATATCGTTGACGCAGTCTTGCTACGCAAGAAGCCGCACGCTATCCTTGATGCCTTGTATGAAATCCTGCCCGACTTCGTGGTCGAGCCGCAATTTGAACCCGAGCCGAAAGATGATCAGTCGTGATTGGCAATGTGGTAATCGGTCGTGTCGTCAGATTTTTCACTCGTTTGAGAAGGGGAACCCGGACTGTCCCCACTGCGGATGCGCTAGAGTGTCTTGGGTTCCCGGGGGAGGTCATATCGGAAAGATTGCCGGAGGAGCAGATGCCACGCTTCGGTCGCTTGCTACGGACTATGGAATGGCCGACCTCAACTCCGCAAGCCACTCCAGGCTCAACCGAGCTGCTCCAAGATATGATTCGCCTCCGGTCGAGACTTCACTCGGAGTCAAACACTTTGCCCCCGGCTTCGCCGCCAATTTCTCGACCAGAGGAGCCACCTGCTCCCCCTCCTCGGTTCCGGTAGACCTTCGCGGGACGCAGACCGTAGGTCGGGCGCTGAGCAAATCCGGGACTATCCCCGGACCTATCGCCAACACTGAGTTCGCCGGTCGGCATATACCGGTTCGATCGTCATGATTTTACCGACCAGCGAGGAGGACCTCACAAAGCGGGTCGTTCGCCTGATAGATACGTGCACGGAGACCCGACAGGTTCGCTCCGAACTCTATCGACGGCGCGAGGCCTACTATCTTTACGGTTGCGCCGACCAGACTCCGGTTCGGTACAACCGCCTTGAGTCCCACCTCGATCTGGTGGCCGCCTTCCTTTATGCCCCGGACCACGCGTTTTTCAATCTTTCGGCAGAGCGCAATAGCGAAGACGCGGTGATCAAGCAGGCCATAGCCCTGCAGGACGAGTTCAACGATGACTTCCATGATGACGGATTGTCGGACCTGTTCGCGGAAGCCATCCCGTGGTCTCTTACCTACGACACGATGATCTTCAAGCAGGGGTGGAACGAAACCCGGGATTGCCAGATAGCCGAATTAGTACCGCCGCAGAATTTTGGGGTGTATCGGGAGGACATTGCCGACCTTGATTCGCAAGCGGCATTTTGTCACACCTACTTTCTGGACTTTTCCGACACCGCGCAGCGCTTGGTTCGCGCCGGGAAGGGTGCGGAGATCGCCAAGATCGATGTTACCAACCGGCCGTTTGTCTCGCCGTTTCCCGACATGCTCAACAGGATGATTATATCATCGACCGGCGGCACGAACATCATGGGGAACGTGGCCGGCCAGATTAATCCTCTGTATACTCCGCTGGCTACCTACCAGCCTCAGGTTGACGCTCCGGTAGTGGAATGGAGCGAATTGTGGGTATGGGACGACGAACACGACGATTACCGCATCTTTCACGTATGCCGGCCGGACATCCTGATCAGCGATTCCTTGAAAACCGTTGCTGCCATGCGGAGCGCGAAGAAGTTCCAGGCGCAGAACAATGAGTTTTTCCGCACGGAAACTAACCTGTTCCTGCCGCGCGATCACCCGTTTACCGCCATACGGCCGTATACGAAGTATAATTACTTCTGGGGCATATCGCACATCGACCGTTTGATTCCGCTCCAGGATTGGATGACCGAGCGGCTCGATCAGATTGCCGACATTCTGGAGCGGCAGGCTTATCCGCCGAAGGTCGGCAGCGGGTTTATGGGCTTGACGGACGAGAAGATGGGCGCGTTCGGTGGAGCCGACACGTACTTGTTCGATCAAATGCCGGGCGCGAAGATCGAGGAACTCGCTCCGAAGATGCCGCCCGATCTCTTTGCTGATTTTTCGCAGATCAACCAGCTGTTCCTCGAGGCTTCAGGTCTCACGGAAGCGATCGAGGGCAAGGGGCAGCCCGGAGTTCGATCAAACGCTCACGCGAAGACCTCGCAGAAGACCGGCGGCGGCCGCATCAAGAGGACTGCGCTGAAGCTGGAGAGTTCTTTAACCCGCATCGGCGACATCGCTCTGAAGCTGAAGATGAAGAATGACGACTCGGAAATCACCCCGGAGCCCGATGAAAACGATAAATTCGAGAAGTTCATACCGGTGCAGATAGCTTCAGATGTAAAGCTGCGCGTTGAGGGGCATTCTCACTCTCCGCTCTTCAGTGACGAGTCCCGGGACATGGCCGTGCTTCTCAAGAAGGCCAATGCGATCAACAACGAAATCTTCGTGCGCATGATCAACCCGCCGAACAAGGACTCTATAATTCACTCTCAGCGGATCGAGGCGAAGAAGAAGCAGAAGCTTCTTCAGGAGCACCCCGAGCTGGCTCAACAGGGCAAGGCCGGACACAAAGCGAAGGGGTGATCCTTGACATTGTGCCCGTGGTTGACGACACTACTACCCGTAGTGTCCATCTTCCCGGCCTGAGGGCCGAAAGGCAGCAATCAAAGGAGACTCACATGGCTAGGCGTAGAAAGCACCGTAGAGGCCGACGCGGGCGGCGTCACTAAGTTGCATGTTGTTGCGGAAACTTGGCCCGGTTGACGCCGGGCCTTTTTTTTGCCAGATATGGTGCATGCCCGCAATGCCTATGCCAATGGGTGGTGGTGGGGGTCCCGGTGGTCCCCCGATTCCACCTCAATTGCCGAAGTCTCCGGTCGGCGGCCCCGGAGGCCCGGGAGCCACTCCGATGCTTTCCCCCGGAGGTGGAGCCGGGAATCAGGCGGCAGCTCTTACGCAGATCGCGGAATGTGTCGAACGGTTGAAGCTGGCCATGATGGCATGGTCGGGAACCTCCGACGAATTCCAGAAGATTGCCCGGGCGATTTCGAGCCTCAACACGATGGTGAAGGGCAAGCATGTTGACCTTCAGCCGGCCGGGAAGCGGCAGGATGCCGCCATGGGAGCGCCGGGCAACCCGCTCGCCGGCGCGCCTCCTCCCGGCATAGCATCCGCTCCGTTACCGCCACCCGCTCCGCCGGGCGCGGCTGACGCAGGAGGGTACTGATGTCTCCCAATCAAGAATTAACCGCTGTCGTTCGCCACGCTCTCTTGCCGAAGGTTTACGTTCAGGTGTGGAAATCCGCGCCGCTGATAGCGCACTGGCTGTCTCAGGAGGTTACTGATGCCCCAGGATTTTTTGAAGCCGACGAAGGTCCCGACAGGCAATCTCGGCACTCGGAAAGAGGAAGACGGTCAGTTTCGTAACCCCCCGACATATACGAAGCTCGGCGGGTTCACGTCTGCCGCGAAGGGCAAGTTCGGCGGAAACGAGATGACGCTTGAGAAGGGCGGGCCGTCCGCTAAAGCAGGCAGGCCGATCTGATGGCGCGGCGCCAGCTAACTCCGAATCAAATGGCCGACTTGTCTGGCCTGATGGACGAACTCGCGCATGATCCGAAAACCAGGCCGTACATCGCGAAACTCGTGGCGCATAAGTTCCCCGATCGGGCGCGCAGCTTCACTGATGTTGCGATGGCTGACCAGATTGCCGGATTGCGGCAGGAAATTGCTAATCGCGAGTACCAGCGCAACCAAGCCGACATCGAAGCGAAGGCCAACGCTGAGCGCGAGAAGCTCGTATCGTCCGGCTACTCCAAGGAGCAGGTGGACGAAATTAAGGCCGAAATGGACAAGCACCACATAACCGACTGGGATGCCGGCCGGGTGCTCTACCAGCATTATCACAAGCCAACCGATAAAGAGATGGAGCCGCTCGCGGCTGAGCGGCCGGGTGCCACTTGGGAATTCCCGACCGTAAATGGCCGGGACGGAAAGCCTATTGCTTTCAAGGACTTTGCTGCCAACCCCTCCGCTGCTGCAAACAATGCTGCCTATCAGGCCATCACGGAATTCAAAAGAAGCCGTCTTGGCTTTGGAGGCCGTTGAACGCAACCCGGAGTTTAACCATTGCCGCAATACGGATCAGGAATTGTCCCGGCAGCGGGAGCAATCGCCAATGAATTAAGTGCTGTTGTTCGCCGCGCTTACATGCCGCGAGTTTACGTGCAGCTGTGGAAGTCCGCGCCGCTGATGGCGTGCTTGCTGTCGAGCGCACAGGTTGCCAGCGGCGGTCTTTCGCCGATCACGGCTCCCTTGCAGGGAGCACCAATGGTGAGCGGCCAGTGGGTTGATTACTCCGGCGCGTTCAATCAGCCCGGCGTAATCCCCGGCATCCAAAACGCCGAATTCAATCTAAAGGCATATTGCACTCCGATTCCGTTCCTCGGGTTCGAGGGCCTCATTCAGCTCGATTACAGCGTTGTGCCGTTGATTGACGCGCGCATGAACGACGCAACCAACGTTACGATCGACACGTTTGCGACCACTCTCTACAACAACGTCGGCAATAGCCAGCAGATGATAGGTCTTCCGGCGGCCGTTGACGATGGGACCTTCTCGGCCAACTACGGCGGCATCAACCGCACTACCGCCTCGAACGCCTTCTGGAAGTCCACATATGTTCATAACGCCGGCAACGTCGTTCCAACCCGCAACTTGATGCTTCAGTACATCGCGCAGGTCACCAAAGTGACCGGCGAAATGCCGACCATCGGAATTATGGGATTCGGCACTTGGACGCTTCTGGCTCAGGATTTCACGCCTCAGGAGCGCTACAACATCCGCCCCAGCGATAACATGACCAGCGCGGACTTCGTGGGACACTCCTCGTTCCACGCTCTCGATATCGCCGGCATCCCGTTCTATGCCGACCCGTATTGCCCGGAGGGCACCCTCTACATCATCAACACCAACTATCTCAGCCTTTTCCTGCACGAGAGGGCCGCTTTTGCCTTCACCGGCTTCGAAAGCACGCTCCCCAACAATCAATTCGGCTACATCAGCGCAATCCTGTCGCTGCTGGAATTGGTAGACGTGAAATGCAAGTGCCATGGCAAGTTTGATGGCTTGCAGTTCTTGAACATCTGAGGCCCCAATGGCTCGTATCGGTGGTTTGTTTCCGTTCCCAATCCGCACTCCCGGTTCCGGCGGCTGTGAAGTTGTCCTCGTAGGCGGCGGCACCTACACGATCCCACCGGGCAACTATCTTGTCTGCACCGGTTCTCAAACCAACGTTCAGTGGTTCGATCCGAACGAGCAGCAGTGGCGCAACTTGATGCCCACGGTGTCGGACATCATCGACGTGTCGTCTGATGGCTGTAATTACCGCCTCATGAACATGTCCGGAGTGGTGATCGGCGCCAGCATTACCAATGCCGGTTCCGGTGGTACCAATGGCATCGGGTCGGCAGCAACAGGCGTAGTCATTTCCTTCAGCAATCCGGCGGTTGGCGGCGCCTTATTGGCCGCAACGGGTTACGCGATTGTCGGCGGCTCGGTTCAGGCCCCGACCATAAATCAGGGCGGCTCAGGCTTCCTGATGCCGCCTCTGGTGCTTGTGGACGCTCCTCCCGTCGGCGGCATTCAGGCGACCGCGTTTGCCACCATCAGCTCGGCCGGTGTGGTGACTGGAATCACCATGGTGAACGTTGGCGCCGGTTACACGGCCTCACCCAACTTCTATGTTATTCCGCAGACTGACACCTACCAAGGGTCGATGATTGCGGGAATTCCGGCTGGCCTCTATCCCCCTCCCGGGACTGTGTATCCGACCAATTTGCCAAGCGGCTCGCCTTACGAGGGCAACAAGTCACCGACCGGCTGTCAGCTTACATCTAACGCTTTGACCGGCTCCGGGACTCTGACCGGTATAGGTATCATTCAAAACGGGGTTCTCTACGACGGAACGCACATTCCCACGATCACCATAACGGGCTGCGGGGCCGCGGCGGCGACTTCCGTAATGTCAATGGCTCTCCAGTCCGTGACTCTCGGTGCCGGCGGGTCCGGATACACCGGAACCGCTCCGATGTGGGAAACGTCCCTCGGTCTCGTGCTTCAGAGTTTCAACAACGCCTTGACCGTTCCTCGAGCGGCCAGAGGTGTAGGGACCGTTGTCGGCAATGCCGTTAGTGCCTTCGTGGTCGAAGACAATGGCTTCGGGTTCCAGAAGGTGCCGACTGTCTCCGTTATCAACGCCGGCGGCCTTGCGACCGGTCAGGCGACTGGAACGGCGGTGGTCGGTGGCGTAACTGACACCTCTATTGTTCAGCAGGCGGTGGAGTAACCCATGGCAAGCTATGTTTCCGGCAATCCTACAATCCAGGGCTTTGGTGCCCCAACGCTGGAGACGATTGAACTCCGCGTGATCTCTAATTTGCTGCAGCGAGAAATGGGACAGATGAATCAAGACGAGTTGCGCATTATGCGGAATGATCAGGCATTCGAATTGAACATCTTGCCGCCGGTAGTCCCGGGCAACTAACGCGGCGCGTCTCGGCCGCATAACACGGAGAGTGAAATGCCTATCGTCTATGGTCAGATTGGTGCCCCGTCCACTACAACGTCACTGACGGCGAACCAGCCCGTTCTGCAAGGTCCTGCCGGCGAAGTTATTGATGCCAAGCTGCGTGGCGATTTCTTCAACGCGAACCGCTGGGGCTTCCTGTACACCGCAACCACGCTTACGGCCGGAACCACGATCCCGGTTCAAGCGACAAACTTGGTCTCGACCTTCACCATCTGGAATCCTCTCGGTTCGGGTGTTGTGGTTGAACTCGTGCGCTACACCGCGGCCTTCCTGGCGGCCACTACCGTGGTCAGCGATATTTCGCTCTGGATTCAGACCGCAGTAGGCGGCGCCAATGCGGCTCCCGGAACTCTGACAGCTCTTGCTGTTCGCCCGGCCTATTGGTCGAGCGCAGTGATTGCGCCAACCGGGAACAACAAGGCGAATGTGTATTCGGCCGCGACTCTGGTGAACACCATGGGCACCAACATGTTCCGCGGTCCGGTGCTCAGCGGCCCGGCGGCCGTTACCTCAACGCAGATAGGCGGCTGTGACTACATGTTCGCCGGAACTACTTTGCTCGGCCCCGGCACTCTTGCCACGACTGCCGGCTTTGCTGCACAAACTTCCGCAACGGCGCAGACGCTGATTTGGGCAGAGTGGCCGCTGTAAGGTGGAGACTTATCTATGGCCGTCTCACCGGTTCAAAACTCAACGCAAGCCAATCCCAACGGATTTGGCACAACGGTCGGCCTGACCTCCGGGCCGGCCATTCCTGCAAATCCAACGCGGGTCGGGATGATTTTTCACAATCCATCCTCCTCTGTGGCGGTCGCCATTTGCCCGGCGATCGTCAACCAGGGGACGCTTGGCGTGTATACAGGAAATGCTGTGGGCGTGGCGGCCATCAACGGTGCCGGATCAATAACGATGCAGCCCGGGGACAAGTTCATAGTTGACAATCTCTCGTGCACATCTGCTTGGAATGCTATTGCATCCGGCGCCGGAGGTGTTCTGACCGGTCTTGAATTCTGCTGACATTGCGGAGGTATATTTTGGACACGGCACAGTTCCCCAACACTGCGATCGACATGGACAAACCGCCGTCCCTTCAAATGGTGAAGGTGACGAACCGCAACGGGTTTGTGATGAAGGATCGCTTTGACGGCGTACCGTACACGTTCGTCACCAACGAGCCGCTGTCTATCCCCCCGCAGGCGGCCTATCATTTCTTTGGTTGGCCTGGCGATCGTGAGGTGATGCTGCGCCATTGCTGCATGCGGTGGGGCTGGAACACAATGTCTCACATCCAGCCTGCGGACTTGGACCCCAAGTCAACACGCACTGTCGCGGATAGCTATTTTGACAACATCAAAATCGAGACGGTTCATTTCGATATCGTTCAGCGTGCCCCGGGCGCTCCTGTTCCTGCTGACGATGGCGCCGACGATACGATGACTGATGGCGGCGCGCCTCGGTCTCAGGTGGAGGAATACTCTCCCTCCGGAACTCATGCCGGACGCGGTCCCAGAGGTCGGCCGCGCAAGATCGAGGTGTGAGCGTGGCTAGGTGTCCACCACTCTTCAGACATACCTGAATCAGGTGCAGCGTTTGCTGCACGACTCCAGCGCGTCATCTTTTTCCCAGGCCTCCGTTATCGACTACATCAACGAAGCGCGTGAGGACGTGGCGCTTGACATGCACTGCGTTCGGAACTTATACACTAACGTCTCGCTGATTCAGGGCCAAGAAATCTACAACCTCAACGGAGCCGTTGTCGGGGCGACGATCACTAACGGCGACACCTACGTCACGCCGCCTACGGTCACTTTCACGGCCGCCCCTGCGGGGGGCACGACCGCTACAGGCGTTGCTGTCCTTACGGGCACGGCTGTGACCTCTATCAACATGACGACGTGGGGGCAGGGCTATGTCACGGCTCCTACCATTACATTCAGCTCGGGGGCGGCGGCGGCTACGCCTGTGTTTTTCAACAACGTCTTCCAAGTCATCTCGATCTCGAACATCTGGAATACCCAAAGATACATGCTCAGTTTCCAGGGATTCACCTTGTTCCAGGCGTACATGAGAGCATGGAACACCCAGTACAACGCGCGCCCCGGCATCTGGACAATCCACCCGCAGATGTTGCAAGCATATCTGAGGCCGGCCCCCGACCAGCCCTACCTCTCCGAGTGGGACGTTCTGAGTTTGCCAATGCCGCTTGTTTCAGTAACGGACGTGGATAACCAAGTAACCGTCCCGTGGAACAAGGCCGTTCAGTTTCGCGCGGCTGCGATAGCTCTCATGGCGACACAGAACTTCGAGCAGGCCGAGTACTACGATAAGAAGTATGAGTCGAGAGTGCCAAGGTATATCATAGGTCAGGCCGGCATTCGCATCCCTAATCCGTACAATCCCAGCTTCCAGCGCAAGATAGCGAGGAACTAAATGCCTCTGCTTGCAAATTCATCTATCACGTCAGTCAACAACATTGGAACGGCGGTCATCCCCTTGATTGGCCCCAATCCGGGGCGCGACGCGATCAATTTTCATAATCCAGGTTCCGTTGACGTTATTGTATTCCCGACGGCAGTGTTGAATGTTGTTCTTCCCGCGGTCTTTACTCCGTCCTTGTCGGCCCTGGGAGGCGGTTATCGTATCTATGCCAATGGGGGGGATCGCACTGTTTCCGGCAATGTGGCGTGTCAGGCATGGCAGGTGGTGGCGATATCCGGAACCAACAATTCGTTGACAATAACGGAGTCATGATGATGCGCGTGCTTGCTGCGATCCTGCTCTTCTTGGCGCTGTGCGGCTCGGCGAGAGCGCAGGGTTGCGGCCAAGGCAATCCTAATTGCAATGTGCCGACCCGACCACCTGCGGATAGCGGCAATGCCGCAGCATCTACCGCTTTTGTTCAACGGGCCATCTTATGCGGTTCAGTCAATAACCAGATTACGTACATAACCGGCTCTCCCCCAACGTGTGCTGGCATACCAACGGCCCCGAGTGGAGTTCTCTCGACCAATATCAATAGCGTCCCCTCTATTACGAGTGTAATCCCCAGCGGGGTGACGATTGCCAACTTGGCTTGGAATCAACCTACGCTCAACAATGTTTATATGGGCAACTCAGGGACTTCTACAGCTACCGGAATTCAAAATACTGCGATCGGAGATTTTGCGCTTAATAATCTGACGACCGGAGCGTCTAATGTAGCCAATGGCTACGCCGCGCTTTTGCAGGCTACAACCGGGATCAATAACATAGCAATAGGATGGGAGGCTCTGGCCGCTCTTGTTAACGGCCATGATAACGTTGTCAATGGATATGCAGCGGCTCCACTTCTGACTTCTGGTTATGCCAATGTAGCGATTGGACAGGAAACTCTCTTCCAATCAGCGTCCGCCAACACAAATGCCATAGTTGGATATCAGGCGGGGCTGAATCTTGGACGCATTGTCCTCGCTACTGCCCTTATCTCTGGGAACTCGTATACAATTTTACAGCCAATCACTAGTGATTTTACTACATGCGGGGCCGCTTCGAATGTTATTGGCAGTGTCTTTACAGCTACAGGGACATGCACGGGAATTGGAACAGTGACTCCTAATTCTACCCTTAGTACCCTCATCGGACCAAATTCAGGTGGCGCACTTACTGATGCCAACAACAATATTTGTCTAGGAGGGGGATCGTGTCTCGGCATCACAACAGGGAGCAATAACACTATTATAGGAACAAATATGGCTTCGCTTGCGGCCACTACGAACAATGCAATTGTTATTTCTGATGGGGGTACTCACAACGCATTTGACTACAATCACGACACAGCAGGTAAGATCGTTCTCAGAACGGTGTCTGCTGTAAACGCTCTTACGGTAACCGGATCGGCGACAACTGTCGCTCCCGTTCTCGCGCCGGGCGGAACTGGCAGCGACACAAACCTTAATCTTGACGTAACCGGAAAGGGAACCGGGATTGCCCGTATTGGAGGCGCTGGATGTACTGGTAGCGGCGCAAGTCCCGTTACGTGTAATGGCCAGAACGGGCGCATTACCACTACATCACTGGCAACGGCTGCTAGTGCAAAAAGTACTTACACGATCAATAATACTTCAGTCACGGCAAATTCCAACGTGCAGTGCACGATAAATGTTTACACAGGCACCGGCACTCCTGTTGTTACTCAATGCGTAGCCGGGTCATCAACGATTGTTGCAACAATCGCGAACGTCGATACGGCAAACGCTCTTAATTCTACTGTAGCAATCGGCTTTTTTGTTCCCAATCAGTGAGGTCAGCCATGCGTTTCCTTCTCGCGTTAATCTTTTTGATAGCAGCCCATCCGGCGTTTGCACAAACGACATGGCCGCTGATGCGGGTCACTTACGAGCAATATGGCGCGGTTGGGGATTGCGTAACTGACGACACGGTCGCCATGATGGCTGCCAGGGACGCATTACGTGCCTATCAAGACCTGCACGCTCCGCCGGACGTTACGCCTACCATGATTACGTTCAAGCCCAACACTTGCTATGCGTATTCAGACAACAGAGCTACATGGTGGGGCCTCAAAGATTTGACAGTTGAAGGGAATGGTGGCTTTCTCCAATTAATGTATCCAAAGTTTCAGGCCAACCTTCTTCTTGCCGGAGCCACGATCGTCAATGGCAATACGTACAAAATAAACCAGCGAGGCACTATAGATTTCACGACGATCGGCGCAGCCAATAATAATCTAGGAACTTCCTTTGTCTCTACCGGGACTACAGTACCGGCCGGTATAGGAAACCTGGTTGGCGTCACCAACCCCAATGAGGGACAGAACTGCACCTACGGCATTACCGGTCCAATCTGCCCCTACACGTACGCTGGAGTTGGCCCATCCCCGTCATCGGTTTCTCTGGGAACTTATTACCGCCTCGGCCGCGCGGTCATTGAAACCGAACCAGCCTCCAGCGCCGATCGCACGACCGGCAACAATGGGTTCGGCGTTCTTGCCCCTGGCCCCCTTTTGCAGACTGCGAATGCGGGGTCTACATCGGTGACCTGCATTACCGCGGGGCAGTGTAATTCGACGACATTCCCACAGTATCAGTGGGTGATCATTATGTCCTACTTGATGCAGGCGTATCAGACGTATCCTGTGAACATGAGATACGTGGACTATGCGAAGGTGGTATCCGCCAATGGTAATACTGTCACTTTAGACCGCCAATTAGTCTACACGCATCTTTCTACCAATCCTATGGAGCCTTCAAATTCCGGGACTCTGTCCGCCGGTTATGGGCCGGCTATGATTCAGCCCGCTGGTGACCCCCCCGGCACGAAGGCTCCCGGTATCGAGTTCGCGAATAGCGTTACTCTGAACAATCTGACGTTCAAGACAAACCCATACAAGGGCTCCAGTGGCGATTGTTGCACTATGCAGGCTTCTGGCGCGGTTTTTGACGGGACCACAGCTTACGCCAGCGATTGGCCTAGTGATCGTCTTTTTTTCCAAGCAAACGACTATGTAATGCCGGCTGGCGCATTTCAGTACACCTTGAACAATGTCAAGATCAATAACGTTGTCCCGAGTGCGGTAGCGAACGTTACTTACAACAATTCCAATGTCACATCTTCATCTGAAGTTGACAAGCTGATCAATAGTGTCACATTCAATAACACGGCTTCACACGCATTTCTTGGTGGGTGTTCTTCTACTATGTCCGTTACATACAACGGGGGGGTGCATACAACTTCTTCTCAAACCAACGCGCCAGTTGGCTGTACTGCTCGAACGGTGACCATAAGCAATGCCGTTATAAATTCTCCGCACTTAACGCAGGCGAATTATGTTGATGGATGGTCCCTTAGCTACGGAGGCGCCTCCTTTCCATCCAGCGGGAGCGCCAGCAATTCTATCTTTTTGGGAGGGGACGGGTCGTCAGTCCCAATTGGAGGCCCCTTGACCGGATTCACGATCACTCTTGATGGCGTCAAAAATATTGCCACCTCTACTACTCAAATCAATATCACGAATTATAATCCTTCTGTGAATTCTGGGGCCTCTACTTTTCTTGGGTGCATATATCCCGGAACTGCCGTAACGGACACGCATTTGGGGACTCCAACCACTGCTACTGTTACGAGTGTTGTCCAGGACCCCCTGAATGCTACTGGGGCAATTGTCACCATAGGAAGCGCTGTAGTGAACTCCGGAGACACCGTGAATTGTAAGCCATACGCGCCAGGTAGTGTTACAGCGACCAACAACACCTATATCAATTATGCTGGGGCGCCAATTCTTCCATAATGAGGATCATTAGGTCGTGGCTGATATAGGAGCAACGCAGCGATCCTCTTCTAAGTTCATCCTCTTCAATAAATTTGAGAAGATGAACACGCGACTTGCCCGACATGCCCTGCCGGAGACGCAGGCCGCGTGGATGGAAAATCTTCAGCCGATCGGCGATAATGATCTGGTTCCTGTCCCCGCGGCGATTGCTCCTCTGACGACTCTGGCCAGCGAGTTGGTTCAAAGCCAGTATTTTGCCAACATCGGTGCCGTTGATTACCTGATCGTGTTTACCGTGGCCGGCGCAGGAGTTGCTGTTAACCTCGCCACCGGGCAGCAAACACAATTTGCTCCTGATGGTACTTTCTCAGCGCCGGATATGACAGTGTACGCGTCAGCGCGTATTTTGATTCAGGACCCGACCGCCGGTTACTCCACTTGGGACGGCACCACCTTTGTTACATTCGGAGGTCTGTCTCCGAACATCATTGTTACGGCAGGCGGCTCGGGCTACACCAGCGCTCCCACAGTGGCAATAACTGGTGGGTCTGGCCACGGCGCTCTGGCCCATGCTGTTATTGCCGGCGGTGCTGTGGTTTCCGTAGTATTGGATGCTGCCGGCACTGGTTACAAGCCGGGGGATACTTTGACTGTCGCATTCGCCGGGGGCGGCGGGTCGGCGGCGGCGGCCACGGTAATAGTCTGGCCGCAGCAACTGGGGACAACGATAGCTGTGTTCGGCGGGCGCGTGTGGTGGGGTAACGGTCATGTCCTTCAGTACACGGGAACGGCCGGTTATGATGACACTAACCCGGCGAACGCGGCCGGCAGCACGACTATCACGGACGCCGACCTTGTTCATTCCATCCAGGCGCTGCGTAATCTCAATAATTACTTGTACATTTTCGGCGACAACTCCGTGCGGCAGATCGGCAGCATTAGCGTGTCCGGCGCGCTAACGCTTTTCACCCCGTTGATTCTGGCATCAGACATCGGTACCTCATTCAAAAACACTATCCTCTCTTACAATCGGCTGGTCGTGTTTGCCAACCGCAATGGCGTATATGCGATATTCGGCGCGTCCGTCGAGAAGATCAGTGACGATTTGGATGGCATCTTCGGCGGCGCTTCGCCGGTCGGGGCCAATCACTCGTCCATTGACTTTTCACTGGCTCCATCAGCGGCGTTGCAGGACCTTCGGAACATCCACTGTTATCTGTTGCTGGTGCGGTACATTGACCCTCTCCTCGGGCCACGTTCGATTATCCTCGCGTTCCAAGATCGGAAATGGTTTGTGATATCGCAGGGCAATTCGCTGGTTGCTATTGTTACGGCTCCCCTCGCCTCTACCGGGCAGGTGGAAACGTTTGCGTCCTCCGGGTCAGATATCACGCAGCTCTTACAGGATACCGGAACCGCTGTGCCGGTGACGTTAAAGACGGCGCTCTCTCCACATCAGAACCCGATCCAGCAAAAGCAGCCACTGCGGGCCGGTGTGGGCTTGGTCGCGCAGGGGACGCAGACACTCACGCTCGGCCTCGAAAGCGAAAATTCTACTATGACTTACACGCTAACCGCCCAATCGGCAGTGATGTGGGTAAATAATGCTTTGCAAACAGTTACTTGGTTGAACAATGCTATGCAGGTTGTGACCTGGGTCGGCCGGGGGTACAGCCTGCCCTATACGGCAGTGGATGGCTCTGGCAAGTTTCTTGGCGCGACTATCACTAGCACGATTGCCAACTGCGTCATAAATCAGGTGGCCATTGAGTACCAGGACCGCGCGCTGTGGGGAACGTCGCAATGAGCGAATTCAACCCGCCTATTTTTGCGTACGGAGATGAGGCAGGAAGAGGTCGGTGGGAGATCGGGCATTACCGGCAGCACCTCAACTATCTCACCCACCTCGCTGCGCTGTCACCCCCTATCTTGATACCTGACCATCCGTTGATGCGAATCGGGGACAGCGATCTGGAACAAAAGCTTTGGCTGGAGGATCATGCCAACACTCACGGCCTGTTGCGAGCGTATGCAAATGTCACCGGTGTTGACCTGTCTGCCGTTGATTTGGATGACGAACAGGAGTTTTATGTCTGGCTCGACGCTCATGCTCAGGAGCATCTCCTCATAGATCAGGCATTTGGCCTATGACCACACCATGGACCCTTCAAGTTGAGAAGCTTGCTGACCTATTGAAGGGTGATGGGCATCGTCACTTCAATGCCCATTGGCAGGAGGTGGCTAAGTTCAAGGATATCTTAAAGCTGAGCCCTTTTGTTGGCAAATATGAAGCCATAGAAAGGGATGGCAGACTGCACATTTGCACGCTGCGCCAGGACGGCAACATCTGCGGCTATTCTCTGCATTTCATAGTGCGTGGGCACCCACACTACTCTCAGCTGACCTTCGCTGAAGATGATATGCACTATCTAATGCCTCACCTAAGAGGCACCGGCGCCCATTTTGCTCTTCGTTGCTTCGCCCTGAAGACATTGAAAGAGCGGGGTGTCCAATTTGTCACAGCCCGCACCAAATTCGGCCATGGGCACTATACGGTGCTTCGAAAGATTGGATTTGAGCCCCTGGATCAGGTATACGGTATGGACTTGACCAAGTGGGAGTCGCCCGCGGAGTAAGCCATGGGAATTTCAGCAGCCCTGTTTGGAGAGGAAGCCTTTGCTGGCGATGCCTTGGCTGCGGGTGCCGGCGATGCACTGGCGGGCGGCCTGGGATTTGATGCGGGAGCATTAGGAGCCGCGCCACTAGCTGAAACAGCTGTTCCCCTGGCCGGCGGTGTCGGGGCTGACGCTGCATTCAGCGTGCCGGTCGCGACCAGCGCGCTGGATGCCGGAGCCCTGGCGGGTGGGGCAGCGGCCACCGATCTTGGCGGTTTCGGGGCTGCTGCGGACTTGGCTGGAGCCGGTCAAACCGGGGTGGACTTTGGCGGTGCCCTTGGCTCGGGAGATGCGCTAGGCGCGGGCGGTCCGGCATCCTCCAGCTTTAATCCTCTTGCGCCTGGCGCCGGACCTCCGCCAATGGCAGGTCCTCCGGGTGGCCCAGCAAATGTAGGCGATGTTCTTCAGCCGGGGTTCCAGGACCCGCTCGATGTGAGCAGCGGGGTTGGCGGCGGCGAGCCGGATTTGACAGCGAGTAGCGATAGCAGCGCGGTTGGAGGCGGTGGCGGCCCATCCAACGCTGCATCGTCCAACTTAAAGGGCGGTCTCATGGGCGGCGCTGCTCCCGACGCTACGCCCGTGTCCACCACGCAAGCTCCCTCTGCCAACACGTTCGGCAGTCTAAGCAGCAATGCGCCGGCGAGCACCGCGCCGACCGCCTCAGCGGCAGCGCCGGCCGCCAAAGCAGCATCCGGTGGATTTGACTGGAAAACGGCAGGGATGCTCGGTCTTGGCGCCGCCCCGCTGGCTTACACCATGCTAAAGGGGGAGGCATCAATGCCGCCCCAAGCAGCTCAGCTTGCCAGCACTAACGCGGGGCTGCAAAACTTCTCCAACCAATACCTGGGGATGGTTCAAAACAACCAACTCACCCCGGCGCAGAATGCCAACATCACCCAACAACGCCAAGCGTTGGAAAATCAATGGCGGCAAATTCTATTCAACCAGGGGAGTCAGAACCCTCAGCAAGACAGCAGGTGGCCGCAGATCGAGGCTCAGATCGACCAGCAAATGCAAGCCTCGACCCAAGCGATGATGCAGACAAACCTGCAAGCCGCGCTGAGCGGTGCGGGCCAAGCCTCTACCAATCTCACCAATCTTGCCAATATGCAGATTCAACAGGACACTGCATTTAGCAATGCCATCTCGAATGCTGCTAAGGCTGCGGGCACCGTTGGCGCTCTCGCCGCGGGCAGCGGGAAACTCGGACTATAGGAGGACATTATGGAGTGCTTAACTGCGATAGTCTTGTGCGCCCACTTGCAGGCGGCGCCTCCACTGGTGGGAGGACTTGGATTTGATGCGGCAGCGCTGGGGGCTGCGCCACTCGCTGAAACAGCCGCGCCCCTGGTTGGCGGGGCCGGGGCCGACGCCGCACTATTCAGCCCCGAACTAACGGCCGGCGCGACCGGCGCGCTGACTCGGCCCAAGGTGTGCGGGCGGTGAGCCATGGGTTCCTATGGCGGCGGCGGGGATAGCAGCGGAACCGGCGGCGGTGATAGCAGCGGCGGCGCTGGTGATGGCAGCGGCGGCGGCGGCGCTGGTGGCGGCGATATTGGTGCGGGTTGGGGTGGCGGCGGGGGGCTAGGATCGGGACCGGAGGGGGCTGGCGGATACGGAGGCGGTGAGGGCGGTGGGGATGGCGGCGGTGCGGTTGTGGAATGAAGATGTGGTGGC